CAGTTAAGTAAAACAGAAACATATCGTGATCCTGACAGCTTTGCTGACATTGTTCGTGGTATGCATCTATATGGCAGAAAGATACTTCGCCCAGAAGCTATCGTAACTGCTAAATACAACGCAGCTTAAAGGAGGGTAACATAATGGCTACTTTTGATTTAACAGCTAGTTCTACCACAGGCGTTGGTGCTAATGTCGTTGCAGGTATACCTACTAATTCAGGTACACACGTAGTAAGAACAATCCAAGAGTATTTAGATATAGATGCTCTTATAGCAGCAGGTAATACTATTGCTAATGGAGATGTCTTTCAAATGCTTGAGATTCCTGCAGGAACACTTGTTCTTAATGCAGGTGCTGAAGTAATGAAAGCTTTTACTTCAAGCTGTACACTGGATATGGACTTTGGTGGTGGTGATGACATCATTGATGGCGCAGACATAACCTCTGCAGGTTTTTGTGCTGCAGGTACAAATGGTCAAACCAACACAGTCGTAGGTAGTGCAGCCTCAACTTACACTCAATTTATTGGTACTACTGATACAATTGATTGTACAATTGCAGGAGCAGCTGCTGCCACAGGTAGACTTAGAGTTTACGCAACTGTGATTGATTGTAACGATCATGGTGCTGTAGACAGAGCTACTGAAGTAGATAGAGATCTACTTGCTTAATATAAGCATATAACTAGAGAGGGCAGGGCAACTTGCCCTTTCTTTTAACAAAGTAATTTTACAGAGGGAATAAAATGGGTGTTACAACTGCAATGTGTACATCTTTTAAGGGTGAACTTTTAGGTGGCACACACGATTTAGATACAAACACAATTAAACTTGCCTTGATTAAATCAGGTGAATCAGGAACATATGGTGCAGCCACAACTAATTATTCAGATGTAACAGGAAACTCTGATGAAGCATCTGGTACAAACTATTCAACAGGTGGTAACACATTAGGTAGTGCAACTATTAGTACTTCAGGAACAACAGCGATATTAGACTTTGCTGATACAACTTTTTCAAATGCTACTGTTTCAGCATCAGGAGCAATTATCTATAACTCAAGTCAAAGTAATAAAGCTATAGCTGTTATTAGTTTTGGTGGAACTGTAGCATCTACAGCAGGTGATTTTACTGTATCATTTCCTGCAGCTGACGCAAGTAATGCTATTATAAGAATAGCTTAATATGTCTACCTTTGGTGCAAATGACGCACTGTATGGTACAGGTACGTATGGTACAGCACGATATGGTAGGGTAACACCAGTAGTATCCATATCAGGTGTCGTAGGCACAGGTTCTATAGGAACTGTTGAAGTAAAACTTGATACTACTTTAACAGGTGTAAGTGCCACAGGTATAGTAAATGATGTAGAAGAGCAACCAACAGAAAACCTAGAAAGTGTTTCAGCCACAGGTTCAATAGGAACTGTTACACCTTCTGCAGATAGCTCACTAACTCTTACAGGTGTTGAAGGTACTTCTGCTCTTGGTACAGTTGAAGCTCAAATAGATACCTCAATAACTGGATTTGGTTTAACAGGAAGTGTAGGCACAGTTACAGTAACAGCATCAGCAGCTGTGATGGGAGCTTTTAATCCAGACATAACACCACTTTTATTTTCTAAAGTGGCTCTTTTAACAGCTTCAGAAACATCAGCAGATACAAGAATAGCTGCAGTAGAAGGAGCATCTCTTGCTGAACAAAACTTAGCATCTTCTAGAGTAATTGCACAAGTATTAGATGCAACTGGATCAAGTGGTACAACAAACGAAACATTAGCTCTCACAGGTGGATCACAAGTTTCAGGAAGTATTCAAGGTGCAGTAGGATCAGGACAAGCAGGTGCGTTATCAACCAGTGCAACAGTATTTGACTTTGAAGCAGTAAAGAGTTTGTATAGTAGAAGAAGAACAATATTTATAGCGAGGGCTGCGTAATGTCTACATCAGCCGAAAGAACAGCTTTAGTTGCTAGTGAAAATAGAACAGTTTTTATAGAGAGACAATCAACTTCTGCTGATAGAACTGTATATGCAAGTGAGGAGTAAACATGAGTTTTAGATGGCCAATAAAAGATCCAGATGAAACATTAGATTATAGTGTAGATTGGTCAAGATTTTTAGGATCTGCTACGATTGCATCTGTTACATGGGCAGTTAAGTCTACAAGTTATACCACACAAACAACTTTAGCTTCAGGTCAAACTTTAACAACTGCTTCTAGTGGTGCTGTAACTGACTCAATACAAAATGTTTCTCAAACAAATACCCCTAGTGGTGCTGCTACTGTAGCTACAATTAATATAGCAGGTGGAACAGTTAATGAAGAATACACATTTTTTTGCACAATGACTGATTCTACAGGTAGTACTGCACAAAGAAGTATTAAACTAAAAATTAGGGAGAAGTAATGGCTTACGATTTTTTAGGTTTAACAAATGATGTTAATAGAAGATTAAATGAAGTTGAACTAACATCTTCTAATTTTGCTTCAGCCACAGGTGCATACGCTTCAATTAAAGATAGTATTAACTCTTCTATTCGTTATTGTAATCAGCATGAACAACAGTGGCCTTTTAATCATGTTGAACAGGAAGATACTCTAACAGTGGGTGAAGTAAGATATGCTTACCCTACAGATGCCAAGACAATAGACTTTAATAGCTTTAGAATTAAAAGAAACAGTACTTTTGGTAATGATACTAAAAAATTAACTTTATTATCTTATGAGGAGTACTTGACAAAGTATGTAGATTTAGAGTATAATACGTCTAATACAGGTATAAGAGCAGTACCTACTCACGTATTTAGAACCCCTAATCAGGAATATGGAGTAATACCTCCACCAAATAATGCTTATGAATTAGTATATGAGTACTACAGACTTCCTGTAGACTTAGTTAATGCTACAGATGTTCCTGCATTACCTGAACAATTTAGACACGTTCTTGTAGATGGTGCAATGTATTATGCTTACTTGTTTAGAGGTAACACACAAGATGCACAAATATTACAAGGTAAATTTCAAGAAGGTATTAAGAATATGAGAAGTCTGTATATTAATAGATACAACTACCTACGTTCTACAATGATACAACAAAATGAAACATTTACACCTCTTATAAGAGTAAACTAATATGCCTACAACTTGGAGTACATACCCTATTGAGTTTAAGGGTGGTTTAATTACAAACATAAGTCCTCTTCAGCAGGGTATCAATTCTCCGGGATCTGCTAGGATATTAAAAAACTTTGAGCCTTCTATAGAGGGTGGTTATAGAAGAATACTAGGTTTTACTAAGTTTGATTCCAACATTGTACCTCCATATGGTAATCCTGTTGTACATGGTGCATCTCAAACAGGAACAACATTAATTATAGCTGCTATTCATAAAACACCTGAAGCAGGTGATACATTTACAGTAGCAGGTATATCAGGAACATATACAATAGCATCTGGTGGTGTATCTTTTGATGATACAAATAACAGAGCCACACTTACATTAACAGGTGCATTAGCTTCAAGTCCTGCCAATGGTGCATTAGTAACTTTTGCTAGTACAACAACAAGTCATCTTATTAATGGTGTGACTAGTTGGGAAGATAAAGCGATTGTATCACGTAACAATGATCTGTTTAAAACTACAGGATCAGGTTATACTAAAATAAATAAACCTACTTATGGTACAGTTTTAGTCAATGGTGGAAGTCAAAGTGGTGGTACACTAGCAGTAGATGGTTTAACTGCAGCTCCTCAAGCAGGAGATGTATTTACAATAGCAGGTGTAGATAAAGTATACACAGTTACAGCAGATGCCACAGTTAGTTCTGGTGGATCTACATTAAACATAAACCCTAATTTAGCTAGTTCACCTTCAGATGATGCTGCTATTACTTTTATAAGTACAGCTAGAGAAGGTGCAACTAAAATAAGATTTGCATCTTATAACTTTAGTGGAACTTTAAAATTAGCTATAGTGGATGGTGCTAGTAATCCTGCTCTCTATGATGATAGCACATTCACAGTTTTAAATGATGCACCTACAGATGTGCTTGGAGCTAAATACGTAGTTAATTTTAAAAATCAACTTATATTTGCAAAAGGAAGCACAATTACTTTTACTGCTCCTTTTACAGATTCAGACTTTACTGCAGCCAGTGGTGCAGGAACAATAAATGTTGGAGCTACTATTACAGGAATGTCTGTATTTAGAGAGCAACTTATTATCTTCACTGAAAGAAGTATACTAAGACTTGTTGGAGATACGATTGCAAACTTTCAACTACAGCCTATAACAAGAGACATTGGTTGTTTAGAAGGTGATACAATACAGGAAGTAGGAGGAGATATTATCTTTCTAGCTCCTGATGGATTAAGACTTTTAAGTGGTACAGAGAGAATAGGAGACTTTGGATTAGGTGTTGTTTCAAAAACAATACAAAAGAACTTGACTTCTTTTATTGCAACAAATACTAGTTTTTCAAGTGTAGTTATTCGTGAGAAATCTCAATATAGATTATTTGGTTTTAACACAAACATTAGTAAAGAAAGCGCACAAGGTATCATAGCAACACAGTTTTCTGCTCAAGGTGGATCAAGTGTCCAGTTTGCAGAGACAAGAGGAATAAGAGCTTATGTTGCAGGTGGTAATTATAATGAAGAGACAGAGTTAACATTTTTTGCTAACAATGATGGATATGTATATAAGTTAGAAAATGGTAATAACTTTGATGGAGCAAACATAGCAACAACTTTTGCTACTCCTTTTGTTCCAGTAAATGATCCTAGAGTTAGAAAAGCATTTTATAAAGTTTATCTCTATGCTGATCCACAAGGTAGTGTAGCATTTGATTTAAGTTTAAAATTTGATTTTGATGAAAAAGATAGCGTTCAACCAAGTAAGATAGATTTTTCTAATACAGGAAATGAGATAGGTTTTTATGGAACAGCTACTTATGGAGTAGGAGTTTTTGGAACTAAACTACAAAAAACATTTGAGGCACAAACAATAGGTTCAGGTTTTACTGTGTCAATGCAGTTTGAATCTGATAACACTAACCCTCCATATTCTTTAGACGCACTCACTTTAGAATATGACACATACACAAGAAGGTAGGTAAAAATGGGTACAGGATACACAAGAAACGATACATCAAATAACATAGCAGATGGCAACGTCATTAACGCATCTGACTTAGATGGTGAATATGATGCAATAGAATCTGCATTTGGTACATCTGGTCATACGCATGATGGCACGTCAGGAGAAGGTGGTCCTGTTACTGTATTAGGACCTGTCCAAGACTTTGTTGCTAGTGCATCAGAAATAAAACCTAAGACTAACAATACATTAGACATAGGAACATCTGCATTACAATTTAAAGATTTATACTTAGATGGTTTAGCCTATATTGATGGGTTAGGTGAAACCATGCTTGTATCTGGCTCTAGTTCTATACAGTTTAGAGATACAGCTATATCTATCAACTCAAGCACTGATGGACAACTTGATATTGATGCAGATACAGAGATAGAAATAACTTCTCCCACTGTAGATATTAATGCAAGCACAGTTGTTAATATAAGCACAGATCTTATTGTTGGTGATGATCTTACATTACAAAGTGATGCAGCCGTATTAAACTTTGGTGCTGATAGTGATGTAAGTTTAACACACGTAGCTGATACAGGACTTTTATTAAATGCAGGTTCTGCCATACAATTTAGAGATTCAGCATTGGCTATTAATTCTAGTGCAGATGGTCAGTTAGATATTATTGCTGATACACAACTTGAGATTACTACTCCCACCTTAGAGCTTAACTCTGATTCTCAAATTATAGCTATCGGTGCTGATGGTGATGTTACAATTACACATGAAGCTGATACTGGCTTGAAGATGAAAGCTGCAAGTGGATTTGAGTTAAACCTACAGACAGGTGATACATCTGTAGAATCAGGTAATGTATTAGGTAAGATCACGTTTAATGCTCCTAGTGAATCTAGTGGTTCAGATGCACTATTAGATGGTGCAGCAATTGAAGCTGTATCTGAAGCCACATTTGCTAGTGACAATAACTCTACAGCATTAGTAT